TCAACAACAAGGGCGAAGCGGCACCCACCGAATTGGATCGATGGATCGAAGCCCGGAACCCCATCCCTGAAGGGACTTTCAAGACGGCAACTTTTCAATCCAAGGCTTCCAGCAAGCTTGCCCGGATGAGCGTGGCCGAGCCTCCAACCCCCAAGGGAGACGTTCCCCGGGAGCGGATCGAACAGATTAAGCAAATGATCAACGGCTAGCCGTAGGTCTTACCCACTTTTGTCAATCCTTGGGTGGCACTAAGGAAACCCGACAATGCCAATTGGAGTTCAAACGCAAACAGACGCACTCGCAACCCGCCCCATCCTCTTCGTGAGTGATGGGCGGGTCAGGGCAACCATTCTCCCTCGAACCGTCGGCGGCACGGCGCGGGACCTTGGCAACACCCCGCAAACCACACTTCGAGCCGGGACCATATTGGGCCGAATCACAGCCTCAGGGCTGTTGATTGAGTACAAGACCGGTCCTACCGACGGATCCCAAAACCCGTACGGGATCCTTTTGGACGACGTCCGAGTCGTGGACGACAACGGGTCAAACCAAAACCAACCAAACGTCCGAGTTCTCTTGAGTGGTGACGTCAAGGCCTCACAACTCTTGATCAACGGAGCGGCATTGGTGGGCAACGCGGCAGAGTCCGCAACGCGAACCGCGCTTCGAGGCAAGTTCTTCATCTTCGACGACGAGTAACCGCCGAAGATTCCGTTTCATTCCTAGGGTGGCACCGAGGAAGAGACATACATGCCGTCGCTATTTCAGGACATTTTTCGGCCCCAGGTTCTCACCGAGGTTATCAGCCAACGGGTAGAAGCTTCGGGCGCGATGCTCAAAGAATTCAAGATGGCCCCGGGCGGAGCCAACGAAGTCAACCTGGGCCACGGGAGGATCGGGGCCTATCATATTTTCAACAACACGATCAAGACCGCAGCGGGCCGAGCCCCGGGAACGGCGGCGGGCCGTGTCCAAATGCAAGTGGCCTCGCGGGTGCCGTTCGAATACCCCCGAATGCACTCTTCGATTCCACTTTTGGCCGAACAGATCAACAACATTGGCCGGATCGACGACCCCGTTACCCGCGACAAGGCCGGGGCCAAGATGGTCCAAATGCAGACCAACTACTTGGCCCAGCTTTCCGCGAACTGGCGGACGGCCATGCTTGTTGGAACCTTGCGGGACTCGCTTTGGTATCGGCTCGATGGCGATTCGTGGTACTGGCAGTACGTCAATACCAACGCCACCGGGCAGGTCAACACCAACATGCCCGCCGGGAACAAGGCTCAGTTGAACATGCTTGGCGCCGGTAACATTATCGGAACCACTTGGGCGACCACGACCACGGCGGATATCCCCTCGAACTTGTTCAGCATTCATGCGGCCTTCCAACGGCTTAACGGCTCTGGCTTGGCCAAAGTGATCACCACGTCACAAATCTGGTCGCTTGTGATCAAGAACGATGCGGTTCAAGAAGCCCACGGTACGGCGGGCCCTCCATTCGAAGTCATTTCAAAGGACACAGCCACGGGACCTGACGGCAAGCAGATCCAGACCTACCGAGCCCGCTTGTCGTTTATGCCTTGGTGTGAGTGGCTGATCACCGACGAGGGATTAGAAATCGGCCTCCCGGGGTCCGAGACATTCCAAGCACACGTTCCGGCCAACTCAGCCCTTTTCATCGGCACTGACGTGACCGGCGGGGACCTCTCTTGTTACATCGGTGGCGAACCCATCGCGGAATACGATGGAGGTCCGAAGTCGGAGAAATTCGGATTTAATGCTTGGGCCCGCGAAATCAGCAACCCAACGGCAACCGAGCTTTTCACCTTGGACAACGCTTTGGTGGTCAACCACGTTCCTTCCAACGTGGCCTTTGGAACCGTGGTGTTCTAACCCCGAAAGGGTTCCCCGGTGGCATATTCCTGGACATACTCTACCCCGTCAGACCTTCAAAATTTTTTGGGGGTCAACGGGGTGGAAGCTTTTGGTTCCCACGATGACCGTGGTTGGGAAGCCAACGCAACCGAATGTTGCGCGCAGGCCACCGACGAAATCAACCTATACGTCTACCGTCGTTACGCGGACGCGGCCCTTCAATCCTCCCGAATGCTCCAAAGGTGGGCGGTAGTCCTTTCTGCTTGCTTTCTTTGCGAACGCCGAGGGAACCCGATACCCGAATCAATCCTTGCGGACTTCAACCGGATCATGGAAATGCTCAAGGGTGTTCAATCTGGATCGATTTTACTCCCCGGAGTTGCTCTTCGGTCTCCCAGTGTTCCGGCAATGTCGAACATGAAGATCGACCGCCGATACATCCGAAGACAACAACGAGTAGCAGAGAACAGCACTCAAGTCCCCATCAGTAGGCCGCGAGATACGGAGCCCTACCACTATGGTTACTAGGGTCTACTTCCGTGGATCCAGACGGCAAGCCCGGGAGATTGTCGACAAGGTCCGACTTGCTTTGACAGGTGGCGGCCCGGATGAAATCGGAATTGCTCGAAGTGCTTTCACGGTCCTTGGCTTTGCGGCTCTTTCGGACATCAAAGCGGACTTCGTCAAGAAAGCCCGTGGCGGCGTCGGTGAAGACGGGGTCAAGTGGCCTCCCTTATCCCCGAGGACGTTGGCCTATTCGCGGCGATTCGGCCCAGGTGAACAAACGCAACTGAAGACAGCGGCGGGCCTTGGCCGTGGCCATCGTCACGCCCCGGTTGGAACCGGTCTTCTCGACGCGGCCCAACTCAAACGGTGGAAGAAATACTTTTCCCAAGCCCTGGCTTGGCTTGCTACCAAGTACCCTATCAACCAAGCCAAAAGCATCGCGGCGGGGATCGCTTGGAACAAGATCAAGGCCGAAGGCGGCAAGACAAAACTAGAAGTTTACGGCCACCGGGACGTAGAGATCCTACGAGATACCGGCGTCCTGTTGAACTCACTCAGTCCGGGTGAACTCGGGGGGAATGGAGCTAGTTATGCGAAGCCAAAAGGTGAGGGGGGAGGTGATCAAGTCTTCTCGCTACTTGCTAACGGCGTGATAGTTGGCACCACGGTGAAATACGCGGCAACCCACCAATATGGGGATCCGAAGCGAAAGATCCCAGCAAGACCGTTCTTACCAGCAAGAGCCCCCCAAGTATGGCTTGACCGGTGGAGCGGGGCTTTCGCCAGAGCCCTTGAAGTGGGATTGAGTGACGCTTTCAGCAAGGGGGCCCATCGTGCTTAACGTGGAGCCTTGCTTGCTGCAAGCGGTCACCGAAGCTGTTCGAAAGGTTCTTGATCTTCAGGAGCCCGCTTGCAATGTTGAGTATGACTCTGACTTCGTTCCGCAGACGTCCGGGGACGTGTACGTCAGTGTTTCCCCCGAGGGTTTTCGAGTGGGACCCCGTCACGATTCTTCAGGTGGTATCTATGACGTTGTCATGGGGTGTAGAGTGTCGGTGTATCTCAGATCCCGAAACACTCCCAGAGACCAACGCCGATCCCTCTACTTGGACCAAGTAATCGGGGTCAATTCCCGATTGGACAAGATTATCAAGGCCATCGATTGGCAAAGGTCCGTGATTGTTCGCGCCAACGCGATCTTGACCGCAACAGAACCAACGGCCCTGGGGCTGATGCCCGGGAACCCTCTTCGAATCACTTCCGTGGACTCCAAGCCCCGTCCGATCGTGGGCGAAGTGTACGGGGCTTCCACACAATCCGCAGCGGGGGCCGATACTTATGTTGGCCTGACGCGCGGGATCACTTTTGGCGGGGCCCGCCGAATGGAACTGAAAACGTGAGTGGCATTGTAATCCCGCCCGATCGAACGTCCAAGCAACCCGTCCGAGGCTATTGCTACAACCCTGAATGCAAGCCCGTAGATCATGACCGCTTTGAGTTCGTGGTAGAAGACGATTATTTCTGTTGCCCAAAGTGCAAGGCATTTAAGGGCCCCATGGTTGGATCCCTGGTTTTGATTCACCTAATCACTCGGGACAACAGGGGACCGCTCGAAGGGGAAGGCGGATTGCGCTATAAGATTGCTTGTGATTCGGAGCGAGCTTACTTAGCGACGTTCACAAATCTTGAGTCAGCAACCACAGTTCCAGAAATTGCGAATTGCCCCGGATGCTTACAGGTGGCAGCCGAACAAAAGTTAGTTCAATCTGGTTACCTTTTAGGAGTTAAATAATGGCATTTACTAGCGGACGATATACAGCCACTTGGAACGCTTTGGCCCTTGGCCAGACGGCGGACGGGTTCCGTATCTCCCACTCGTTCATGAAGAGACTTATCACGGGCGACAAGTGGGGTGAGACTGCTCAAGACGCCATCATCCGGGGCATGGAAGTGAGCGTGGAGTTTCGCTTGATCGAATTTGATGCAGCGGCGGTCCAATCGCTGATTAACCCGTTCGGTACTGGTTACGCGATGGGTGACCACGTTGGAAAGTTGGTCGTTCAAAACTCGTTTGTAAAATCACTTGTGTTGACGGCAGCGCAAACCAACCCAGGGCCGTTACCACTCACTTCTACTTTGTACCAGACGATCCTTGCGGAAAATTATCCAGTGTCCTTGTTGATGGCCCCGGATCTCCGGGAAGTGCCTATTCGACTTCGGGCCTATCCCGGAACAACGGGAAGTTTCGTCGCGGCAGCCTAAGAGCGAATGAGTGAGGGCGCACGCTTTCAAATTGTATTGGTGGATGAAACCCCGCCCGACT